CTGGGCTGGCGTAAACGAACAAGGGGAAGTATATATCCGGAGGGAGTGGCCTGACCGGGATACGTACGGCGAGTGGGCTATGTTCGGGGATCCGAAGTGGAAGTACGGTCCAGCAGCCAAGAAGATCGGGTTAAATGTCGAGGGGTACTGTGAGTTATTCAAGGAGATCGAGGATGACCTACAGATAGAAGTAACCGAAAGGATTGGGGACTCCCGCTTCTTTGCTAGGGAGAATGAGAACAATGATGACCTATTTACTTCGTTCTATGATTACGGTCTAAGTTTTATACCATCGGACGGCAAGATGGAGGAACAGGGGATTACTGCCCTTGATGATTGGTTTAACTATAACCCTAATGTAGGGGTAGATGAAGCAAATCGCCCCTTATGCTACATTCACAAGGACTGCGGTAACCTTATCGACAGCCTTATTAACTACAACTCAGCGGGGAAAAGTGACGAGCCACTGAAGGATTTCTTTGACGTTATTCGATACTTGAGAATGTCGAACGGCGGCGAAGGGCCTGATTTCTTTTCATCCAATGAAATGCAAACTACCAACAGAGGTAAAGGAGGATACTAATGCCTAAGAAGAAACTAATACAAATCGCAGAAGAACAAGAGGTTGAGTTCGAGCAAGCTATGCGCATTGCGCTTGAGAAGCTACCAGAGGGTTCGCTGACTGGTCGAGGTAAGAATACTTGGGTAACCGAGGAAGGCACTGAGATACTAGAGAGTTCCTTTATGATTGAGGAAATCATACCAAAGCACTTCAAGGGCAAAGTCCTTAAAGAATGCCCGAACCCACGGTACAACTACGTGTACAGCAAAGAGGTTGGCAAACGTGTACCAGTACTAGTCCCAAGCCGATACAAGGGTCGTATGATTGGAAAGGTCATTACCTTCGAGGCAATTCAGGACAAGGGGGGTGTCAGCTACCGCTATGCAAAATGAATACATTGTGAGTGAACCCACTGAAGATATTACTACTGACCGCAACTGGTGCAGGGAGCAGTCCGATAGATTAGCAAGCTGGGAGATACTTCGTAGGCACGTATTACACGAATCCGGAGTACAGATGACTAATGCTGACCTATGTGATACAATAGGCGTATCATCGACTTATACGATTCGACTATTAAAATCCATACAAAAACGCCTACACTCGCAAGATGCTGAATGATTCAATTTCTGACTCCTTGACATACGTCCAGGATGAACCCGACATTAAGACCCTACGTTACGCTTACGACCAGACAGTAACGGAACTGGAGTCCTACTTTGACCTCTGCCGTACTAGCTACGATGACCGCCGTAACTGGTGGCCTGGTAAGAGCCGCGACCACCGCAAGCACGGTGCTGATGCATTCCCTTGGGAGGGATCATCCGATATGGAGTGCCACGTCATTGACGAGCGCATTACTCGACTAGTATCTTTGTTTATGGCATCGCTGAATCGGGCTAATGTACGAGCATTCCCCGTTGAGAGTGGTGACATTGGACGCAGCCGAGTAGTATCTGGTTTCCTTAAATGGATGGTCAGTTCGGGCTATATTCCACGATTTTACCGAGAGATGGAACTCGGTGCTAACTATTTGCTTGAGCGAGGATTACTGATCACGTATGTCGGGTGGCAGCGTGAGGATCGACGGTTCCTGCAGGAACTTGACCTTAATCAGATTGCACAAGTCAGCCCGGAGGTAGCAGTCGCTATCCAGGACGGGAACGATGACGAAGAACTCATCGCCTTGCTACAAGCTACTTTTGAAGGAACAACCAAGAAGCGAGCCAAGAAAGCAATCAAGGAACTACGCAAGGATGGCGTAGCTGAGTTGCCAATCGTACGCCGACAGGTCAATGCCCCCGAAGTTAAGACACTAGCCCCCGATGGGGACTTCTTCTTCCCTCCGTACGTAACTGACCCACAGCGTTCACCTTACTGCTTCTGGCGCACTTACTACACCCCACAAGAACTAGAGAACAAGGTAATCACAGATGGATGGGATCAGGACTTCGTTGACCACGTCATTGATAAATATCGTGGCGTTAACATTGACTCAATTGAGCGCGAGCAGGAAGGCGGTCGCAGTATCAGCCTTACTGACAATGCGTACGAAGCGCAGGAACTCATTGAGATCTGCTACGGATACCAGCGTCTAGTTGACGAGGAGGACAGTGCAGAAGGTATTTACTGCACAGTATTCCACCGTGAGTTCGATGGTGACGATGTAACACAGGGATACGCTAAGTTTGAATTACTTAATGGATACGAGGACTACCCAGTTGTAGTAACCAAGCTATCCGAGGACAGCAAGCGACTATATGATACTTTGACAGTGCCATCATTGCTGCGTGGCTTACAGAACCAAGTAAAGGTTGAGCGGGACTCCAGAGTTGACCGCAACAGCCTAGCTACCCTGCCTCCTATCCTGCATCCAGTTGGTCAAGCACCTACTGATTGGGGTCCAGGTCGTATGATTCCTTATCGCCGTAAGGGTGATTTGGACTTTGCTCCTACACCTCCACCACCTACTGGCTCGATTGAGATGGAATCCACACTGCTGGATCTAGCTGATCGCCTAGTTGGACTGGATGAAGAGGGCAGCATTAGCCAAATCCGCAAGCAGTTCCTAGTTGATAAGTTCCTTAGCCACACAGCAGAGGTTCTGCGTATGGCATTCAAGTGCTTCCAACGCTTTGGACCCGACGAGATCTTCTTCCGTGTAACCGGTATCCCTGATCCTCAGACATTTGACAAGGGGAACGCTGACGAGAACTTCGATATTCTTATTAACTTCGACGTTCAGAATACTGACCCACAGACAGTGGAAGCAAAGACCCAGCAGTTCGTAGCACTGAACCAGCTTAACTCCAACAATCGCCTGAACGTAGATGCCCTCCTGGATGTCATTGCCACAAGCATTGATCCAGTTATGGCGGACGCAGTTCTTCAGCCAGTTGAGACAGCACAGCAGGAAGTAGTAAAGCAGGTCACAGATGATCTATCCAAGATCTTCGCAGGCATCGAGATGCCAGCACGTCCAGCAGGTGCTCAGATTGCATTGCAGGTTATCCAGCAGTACACTCAGCAGCCCGATGTTGCACAACGTGCTCAGACGGACGAAGCCTTTGCAGCTCGATTGCAGAAGTACGCAGGTCAGTACACATTCCAGATGCAGCAAGCACAGAATGCTCAGATTGGTCGCGTAGGTACAGCACCTGCACAAATGGGAGATATTGATACACAGAACCTATAATGACACCTAGAGAGTACGCAATCAGTCGAGTCAAGGACAAGCGAGCAAAGGAATACTTTGCTATGATGGTCGAGAACGAAGGTTACAAGCCAAAGGTCTACAAGGACAGCAAGGGCAAGCGAACCATCGGGATAGGCTTCAACCTAGAGGAACCGATGAATCGAAAGATCCTCAAGGAAGAAGGTATAGATATCAATGAAATCTTTAAAGGCAGGGAACTCAGTGACTCCGAGATCAAGAGACTATACAACCGTAGCTTAACTCAAGCGTTCAATGATGCCGTGGAGTTTGATCCCAAGTTTGCAAGTCGCCCTGAGCCAGCAAAGAAAGCCATTGTAGATATGTCATTCAACCTTGGTCTTACTAAGCTCAAGAAGTTCGAAAAGATGAGTGAAGGACTACAAGCTAATGACTACAACAAGGCGGCAGATGAAATGGTTGACAGTGACTGGTACAATGATGTAAAAAGTCGCGGTCCACGTACAGTTAGTTTAATGCGCTCACTAGCACAATAGTATGAATATCCAAGAAGATCTACAAGCCCTGCATAATCACGAAACCTTTGCTCGGTTCATTAAGACTATTCACGACCTACGTGAGGAGACTATCAGTGAAATGCACGAAGCATCCAGTGACACTATCCAGCAGGTATCCGGTCGCATCATTACGTATGACCAAATCCTCCAGTTTGTGAACTGGGAAGCCCTCAAGAAACGTCATTCGGATCAGTTGTAAACTAGTGTGTTATAATCCGCTTATCGCCATCGCTCGGCGTTAATGAGTGGATAACTATATGACAGACAAAATCGCAACTGCTAACGCTGAGGCAGACCAAAGTTCAGTGGACAATACTAATATATCCGTCGCGGATCTTGCAGCCCGGAGGCTTGGAGGACTAACTCAAGGACTAAATATCCCTGAGATGAGTAATTCAGAACCCGAAGCAGAAGTAACCGAGGAAGTAACCGAAGAGGTAGCCGAAGAGGAGATTGAGGAATCAGTTGAGTCAGAGGAAACCGAAGAGGAAGCAACCGAGGAAACTGAAGGATCCGAAGATGTTCTTTCACAGTTGGACCTGGACGATATGTCCGAGGATGATTTGCGTGAACTAGCTGACAAGTTAGGTAGCCGTGCTGTAGCTCGATTCGGAGAATTGACTGCAAAACGTAAAGCTGCCGAAGAACGACTTGCTCAGATGGAAGCCAAGCTACAAGAAAAACCCAACCCGCTAGAGACCAAGAAGGTCGACAACAACCCTTACAGCAACCTTGACTCCGTCGATAAGTTGCAGGATAAGGCACAGGAAGTCGAGCAAGTAGTCGAGTGGGCGGAGGATATTCTGTTTGAGAGTGATGGCTACGCAGCAGATGATGTAGTAACCGAGATTGAAGGTAAGGAGTGGACTAAGAAGGACGTGCGGCAGGCTTTGTTAAAGGCTCGTAAAGCACAGAAAACTTTCCTCCCTGATCAGCTCAACAAGGTTCAAGCACAGATTCAAGGAGAGCAGCTTGCTAATTCCTTCTCTGATCGTGCTCGAAAAGAACTAAGTTGGCTAGAGGGTGAGGACAATGACTTACGCAAACAATTCGAGGCTACGGTAGGCGACGAGCGTTTCAAGAAGCTAAAGACAGTTATCAAACGTGAAGCCCCCGAAGTAGCAGCGCAATTGGATTATTGGTTCGCTCACGCTACAAACAGCATCTATGGGCGCAAGCCAGTAGAGAGCAAGAAGACATCGCCTGTACTTAACCCGTCAAAGACAGGGACACCATCCTCGGCTAAACCAGAGAAAACTTCGACAAGAACAGCCAAAGCTATCAAGGAATTGGAAGCTAGGTTCAGAGAGTCGGGTAGTGCTCGCGATTTTGCCGAACTCCGAAAATTCAAAATGGGACGATAGTTCCGAAACTTATTAACAACTAATTACACAATATTATGTCATTCTCAAATACATACGACACAACTAATCCAGGTTCCGCTGTTTCTAACCGCGAAGACCTCACCGACGTACTCACTATCCTTGCTCCTGAAGAGACACCAATTCTCTCTTCTGCGAACAAGTCAAAAGCAAATGCTACTTTCGTAGAGTGGACTGTTGATGGCCTTTCGGCTCCTGACACTGCTGGTATCCGCGAAGGTGCTGACGTTACTACATTCACTGACAAGTTCTCTGGACGTGCTCGTCTTGGTAACTACGTTCAAAAGTTCCGCCGTGACTTCCAGGTTTCTGACCTGCAAGAAGCTGTTGACAGCGTAGGTCCTGCTAAGATTGCACAAGCTGAAGCTAAAGCTATCCGTGAGTTGAAGCGCGACATCGAGGCAACTCTTTGCGGTGCTCAAGCACGTACAGCTGAGAACGGTACTGACACTCCATATCGTATGGCTGGTCTTGGTACTTTCATCGACAGTGCTGCTGCTGACGCTCTTGTACCTGCTGGTTACAAGACTCCTGCATCCAGCGAGCACACTTCCGGTGACTTCTCCGAGGATACTCTTAACGACTTGATCACTTCGATCTTCCGTGAGAACGGTTCAAGCAACAACCTTATGTTGGTTGCTGACACTGCTCTTCGCCGTGAAGTAAGTGACTTCGCTCGTGTCCTTGAAACTGGTAAGAACGACCTCCGCAACGTGAACTACGAAGGCGGCAGCTCTACCATCAAGGTATCGGTTGACCTCTACCAAAGCGATCACGGTATCGTATCTGTTGTAAATATGAACCCTGACTGTGCTCCTGACACAACTAACAAGGACACAGGCTACCTCATCAACCCTGAGTACTACGGTGTACACGAACTGATCCCTATGGGTTCTACTCGTCTACCTAACCAAGGTGGTGGTGAGCGCGGTTACGTTGATTGCGCCCTTACATTGGGTGTTTACCAGCCAGCCGCTCACGGTAAGATTACAGCAATCGCTTAAATCTAATTGATCAAGGGTTGGGGGCGAATGCCCCCGCCCTTTTCTTTTATGGATATTGTTATTCCCAACATCAAGAAGTACACCGATGGCGAGATTGATCGTGCGTTTATGAACGAGATCAAGAATGGCTTCAAGCTGGAGGCGGCGACCGAGAAGGACCGCTACAAGCAAGCAGTCAAGGAGGCATCGGAATTAAAAGGCAAGACGCACCCAACCTTGGGTAAGCCGATTGCAACAATGCCAGCGCGTGAGTTCTTCCGCCTGACATCTAAATATGGACACGACGAGGTTCACTCGAAGGAGTTCCTACAGAATTACAACAAGCGGTTCCCGGAACTATCACCTAATCAAATCTAATGCAGACGAAGTCATACGACGATTTACTGGCACTTACAACAGCCCTAATAGGGGCAGGAAGCCTTACGGATCCAGAGAAGGCTCAGATCCTTCAGTTCGTGAATCGACGTGCTCACGAGGCATATCAGACCTCTGAGAGCTGGCCTCGCTATATGGTGGCTAATGAGCCACGTACGATTGTGGCTAACCAGACCGTCCCTTACGCCGAGGACAGCTTATATATTTACGGTGCTGGAGAATCAGATGTTAATGGGCTTTACACGGCTGATAATCTAACAACAACTTATTCCCGAAGTGTTAGCCCAACTGTAGGGTATACTGTCTTTCCAGGTGAAAGTGGAGCCTCTTACATTGTTGACCAGGATGACAACATAATCTATCAAGCATCCGCATCAAATGGAGAAATCCCGCAATCGGGGTGGTCAACTTATGCGGTTCCCCCGCTTACTTCAACACCAACTGAAATCGTGGTTATTGACGTAGCTAACATAGCTGAGTTCATTCGGATTCACCGTACTCAGCCATTCGTAAACCGATCAGCACTGGAGTACGACTTCTATACTACTGCTCAGGGTGCTCACATTATGAACATCAGTGGAGGTGAAGCTAACATAGCTTACATCACCTACAAGAAGGAGTTCACACCGTTTACTGATGCATCCACTGACATACCACAGGAGTGGTTCTACTTTATCGCACACGGCGCATATGCTGATTTCCTACGGGTACAGGACAAGCAAGAGGAGGCTATTGCTGAAGAGCAAGTAGCTGGTACTTACCTTGCACTGGAACTGGAGAAAATCGATAACCGTGTAAACAATACTAACCTTGTAAATAGATTCTCAACCTACGTCAGCCGCCAGGCTCGATAGTAACCCCTGTGATATAATACCGATATGAAGTCACGCAATAACGCCCTCGAATTTTCTACAGTTGGATCAGAAGTACTTGATGCCGGTGATTCCGTTACAGGCAAGAAGTACGGAGCCATTCAAATCATTACTGACACTAACTTTTCTACACTGACCGCCAGCAATGTTGACCAGTCCTCTGCCGTACTTACTGGCGTAGGGATCGGCGCAGGTACAGTTCTTTACGGTCAGTTCAGTGCCGTAGCTGTAACAAGCGGTCTAGTAATCTGCCACAAATACTAGTATGCACCTCAGCTTAAAGGGTTCACTCATCCGTAACCCTATGCTGAATAGGGTGGGTCAACGGCTCCTTCAGTTATTTGAAGGGGCTTCCGCTGCGTATAGCCTACGTGACCTAGCAAGTAACATTGCTTCGGTTGTCCGTGTACGACGTGCAAGTGATAACTCCGAGAAGGACTTCTCAGCTGCTGACGTATCCTCTGGTGCGATGACACAGTGGGTCAATGCTCAAATAGTACCACCACTGGATGTCCGTGAACTGGTGGACGGAGAACGCACAGGTGACCTTGTAGAGGCTGCTGCTGCCTACAGCCTACGTAACCTTAGCACAAGCTACACGGGGAACGTAGTGGACGTAAGACGCTCTAGTGATGACGCAGAGGAATCCTTTACTGCGGCTGAGGTTGCTGATGGGACACTGTTAGCTTTTGTAAACTTAGATGATGCTTACAAGGGTAAAGCTTTTTTAAATAACAATTCTAATGCAAAA